AAGTGTCGGAGATATCGCTACACTTTCAGTAACTTGGCCTACCACTGGCACAGTTTCAAGAGCAACTGCTTAAGGAAAAAAATGTATTTAAACCTGCGCATTACATTGAAAGATGAAAGCACTCGCGACGTTAAAGCAGAGTGGCCAGACTTCATTGCATTTGAAGATGAATTTGATTCACCAATAACAGTTGTTTTCGATTCAAAAAAAGTTAGATTAAAACATACAACATGGTTGTGTTGGTATTACGAATTTAGAAAAAAAATAACAACAAAAGAATTTAATGAATGGTCAGAAGAAATTGCGTATTGTGGTTTTATCCCAGATAATGAGGTTGAAGATATAAGCCCCCTGGAGAGCAAAGCGCGCACTGGCGCTTAATTCACCTCGCTTACGAATTTCATTTAAATCCAAATGATCTTTTAAATTTATCGCCTAGAATTGTAAGAACAATGGAACGCTATTTGCGCTGGCGTGTTACTGAAACAAATAATCGATCGAGGAAATAAATGGCTATTGAGCAATTATCTTCCGACGCTAATGGAAGTATTCGTTTCGATGGTGCTGCTGAACTTATTATGGCTTTGCAAAAATATGAGCAAACAGATTTAAAAAAACAATTAATAAATGAATTTGGCAAAATAGCGCAACCTATTGTTAAAGATATTGAATTTTTTCTTCCATCAACCGAAAATCAATTATCTAATTGGGGTGGCAAAAACTCGGGTCCGGGAACAAATGCTGGAGTTGAACGATCCTCAGGTGGATTTCCAATATATAACGCTAGTCGAGCAAAATCCGGTATTAAAGTTAAAAAAGGATTACCGGGCAGACGACCACGAAAAAACTTTTATTCAAATCTTTTATCTATTTGGCAATCAGATGGTGCAGCAACTGTTTTTGAGTGGGCTGGAACAAAATCGAATAACACGTTTACAAAAAATTTAACAGCAAAATTTGGTCGCCCAATGAGAGCGTTATTTAAAGCAGTTGATAAAAATTTGCCTGAAGTCGAAAAAGCAACAATTAATGCGATAATGGAAACAGAAAAAGAGTGGAATACTCGTCAAGCAAAAAATCGAGGAAATTAAATGGCATTAATCGCTAGTATTATTTCAACCTTTGATCCTCGTGGTGTTAATAATGCACGTAAATCTTTTTCAGCACTAACTGATTCAAACGTATCTTCTGCAAAAAAACAAGCAATAGCAATGAAAGTTGTTGGTGGCGCATTTGCCACTGCAGGTGTTGCCGCTACTGCTTTTGCCATAAAAATCGGTAGAGATGCTGTTCGTGCCGCAATTGCTGAAGAAAAAACTATTGCTAATTTAAATAGAACTTTACAAAACTTAAGTGTTGGTTTTCAACAAACTCAGGTTGAAAATTTTATAACACAAATGCAATTTGCAACTGGTGTATCAGATATGCAATTGCGACCTGCAATGAATCAACTTTTGCTTTCAACAAATGATGTTGCTAAATCTCAAAGAATGCTTGAACTTGCTTTAAATATTAGTGCTTCAACTGGGCGAGATTTAGAAGCAGTAACTTTAGGTTTATCTCGTGCATCTATGGGAAACTTTACAGCATTAAAGCGTTTAGGTGTTCCTCTTGATGCAACAATTATTAAAAATAAAGATTTAGATGCAGCGCTTACAAGTTTAGAAGATAAATTTCAAGGTGCTTCTGCTGCCGCTGCAGGAACAATGGCTGGAAAAATTGCAATTCTTACAGAGCGCGTTGGAGAAGCACAAGAAGCAATAGGTTATGACTTAATTTTGTCTTTGCAACTTGCTTCAAAACAAATGGACGGTGTTGGTGGACTTTCAGATTCAATTACTAATATTAGTGATCGTCTTGGTGATTTTATTGTTGGTTTGGGTTATTACATTGGCGAAATTGATTTATCTATAGATGAAACAAATCGATTTACTCGAGCGTTAGAAAAAACAGGTCAAACTATTGTTTTAAGTATTTTAGGACCTATGTATGCAGCAATACCTGCACTTGGCGACGTATTTGGTTTTATTGCAAATCAAGGTGATGAACTTAAAAACTCTAATGAAAATAATGCTTTAACTGCTCAACTCGCTGGTGATCGCTATTTAGCATTAGCAAAATCTTTAGGTTTTGTTGCAAAGTCTACAGATGAAGTTATTGATTTAGAAAAAGAAGAAGCAGACGCTTTAAAGGCTGCTGAAAAGGCAGCAAAAGATAAAGAACAAGCCTTAAAAAATTTGCAGCAGCAACAAGAAAAAATTACAAAAAGTTCAAAAGAGTTCGCTAAATTTGTAGCCGGAACTGCTCCATCAACAATTCAGGGTTCTCTTGATACTGCTTCTGAAGCCTTAGTTAACATTAAAAAAAGTTTTACTGGTGTAAAAACAATTACTGATGAAAGTGTTCAAAAATTTGAAGAATTAACAAGCGTTATTCAAGACAGATTTTCTTTTGCTTTATCTGATGCACAATCACAACTTGATGGCGCTAAACAAGCGTTTAATGATTTTAAAAACTCAATTACTAGCACAATTACTGGAACAATCAATTTTGCTTCAGCAATAGAAGAAACAGATTTTTTAACAGGTTTAGAAGCACAAGCAAGCAAAGCAATTAAGTTTTCAGAAAAAATTAATACACTTTTAAGTATTGGTTTATCGGAACGTGGAATCCAAGAAGTATTAAGTGCCGGTGCTGATGCCGGAATAGCAATTGCTGATCAAATTATTGCTGGCGGTTCAACTGTTGTAAGTAAAGTTAATAGTCTTTTAAGTTCAGTTGCTACGGTCGCAGATCAAGTTGGAACTTCTGGTGCTCAATTATTTTATTCTGCTGGTGTTACACAAGGACAAAGTTTAGTTGATGGAATTAAAGCGGCACTTTCTGCTGCTGCTGGAGAGATCGCAACATTAGCGGCTTCGTTAGTTGGGGCAACAGCACCGATTATTACAAGTGGTGCTGATGTAATTACGCCAACAATAAAAACTGCACCAAAACCTAAAGTAACACCTTTAACTCAAACTGAAAAAATTGTTAAAGCGGCAGGTGGCGCACAATCAACTGCAGCGAGCAGAAGTTACACAGCAATGGCAGCAGCGATGGGTAAAATTCGTTTAGCCGATGGTGGAATTGTTATGGGACCAACTAACGCTTTGATCGGTGAAGCAGGACCTGAAGCAGTAATTCCTTTATCCGGAATTGGTTCAAAACTTGGTACAACAATAAACATAACTGTTAATGCTGGTATCGGAACTTCTGGCGCTCAAGTTGGGCGTGAAATTGTTGACGCTATTAAAAAATATGAAAGAACTTCCGGACCTGTTTTTGCGAGTGCGTAAATGAGTGTTCCAAATACAACTGTTGAAATCGGTTTTGATTTATCAAGTCTTGGTGGACCATTTTTTACTTTAGATGATTCTGTTCAAGGTGTTTTAGATAATACAGAATTTACTTTAGGTGGAACTTTGTTTTATGATATTTCACAATTTCTTTTAGGTGTTCAAGTTAATCGTGGTAAAAGCCGAGAATTAGATCGTTATAACGCAGGACAATCAAATGTGTTATTAGATAATCGTGCAAGAACTTTTGATCCTCTTTATGCATCGAGTCCTTATGCTGGTCAAATTGTTCCTCACAGAGAAATAAGAATTAAATCAAATGGTTCAGCAGTTTTTTATGGAGTAATTGATGATTGGAATTTAGATTATTCACCAACAGGTGATAATACTGCAACAGCAATTTCTTCTGATGGATTTACTCTTTTAGCAACACAATCTTTAAGTGCTCACACAGCAACTTCTCAATTAACTGGTGCAAGAGTTAATGCTGTTTTAGATCGCCCTGAAGTTAATTGGCCAATTGGTTCTCGAATTGTTGATTCAGGTCAAGCGTCTTTGCAAGCAGATGTTGTTGATGAGGGAATAAACGCTTTAGAATATTTACAAATAATTGAAAAATCTGAACCAGGTTCTGTTTTCATAGGTAAAGACGGATATTTTAATTTTCAACAAAGAACTCAAGATATTTCTTCTACAGCCGTTAAAACTTTTGCTGATGATGGAACTGGTATTAGTTTTAATAATTTACAAGTTGTTTATGGTTCAGAACAGTTATACAACAGAATTGTTGTTACTCGAGTTAACGGAACAGCACAAATTGTTGATGATACTGATTCACAAAATCAATATGGAATTTCAAGTTTAGATCAAGATAATTTACTTTTAGCGTCTGATACTGATTCGTTGTTATTAGCAAATTTTCTTTTAAGCAGATATTCTGAACCTGAATATAGATTTGAAGCCTTAGAAATTGAATTAGCAAACCTTAATACTGCTCAACAAAATGAGGTTTTAAGTCTCGAATTAACAGACGTTGTGAGGGTTAAATTCACCCCAAATGGCATAGGATCGACAATCGATCAATATGCTTTAATAACTGGAATCCAACATAGAACAAATTCCATCTCACATTCAGTTATAATAGGATTAAGCACTTTAGACTATGCTAATTTTATCCTTGATGATTCTGTATTTGGAATCTTGGATACAAGTCGTTTAGGTTTTTAAAAGGAGTTTTGATGGGTTCAGGTTATAAAACCTTTACAGCAGGCGCTGTATTGACGGCAAGTGATGTTCAAAATTATTTGCAAGATCAATCAGTTATGGTTTTTGGTGGAACAGCGGCTAGAA